GCATCGATCTCGAGGCCGGCATGAAGTCGGTCCAGGATTGGCCGGTTGACAGCATCCCGGTGCGCAGCTTCGCTGACGCGCTCGACGTCGGCTGCCTGATCGGCGGCGTCAATCCGGCAGCCGACGAAAAGACGTTCTTCTGCGAGAGCCACTACCGGTACTTGGTCGAGACCTACCCTGACCTCGTCCGCATGATCGCCGGCAAGCGCATTATCTTCGTCGACTCGATCACTGACCTGACCAGGCTCGCCATGGCGTGGGCGAAGACCCGGCCGGAGGCGCAGTCGGAGCGGACGGGAAAACCCGACACCCGCGGCGCCTATGGCCTCTTGGCCCGCGAAACCATCGGGCTTCTGAAGCACCTGCAGCACGCACCGGGCCGCACCGTCATCTTCGTCGGCATCCTGGAGCGCATCACCGACGAGTTCAATCGAGTCACCTGGCAGCCGCAAATGGAAGGCGGCAAGGCCGCCCGCGAGCTCCCCGGCATCGTCGACCAAGTGATCTCCATGAGCCGGTTCGCGGCGGAGGGCGACGCGTGGCGCCACGAGCCCGATCGCGGCGACGTGCGCCGCTTCGTCTGCCAGGCGGCCAACCCCTTCGGCCTGCCCGGCAAGGATCGCTCTGGCCGCCTCGACCTCACCGAGCCGCCCGACCTCAGCGCGCTCATTCGCAAGATCAACCAGCCCAGCAAAGGATGACCACCATGTTCGACATGAACGAAGCCGAGCCGCAGAAGACCGGCGAACTCATTCCCGATGGCACCTTCGCCAAGGTCACGATGAGCATCCGCCCCGGCGGTATCGATGGCCAGAGCGAGATCGATCAGGCGCTGCTCAAGGCGCCGAAGGACCCGTCCAGCGACGTGCGGATGCTCGACTGCGAATTCACCGTGGCGGAGGGACCGCACGCCAAGCGCAAGTTCTGGCAGATGTTCACCGTGCAGGGCGGCAAGGTCGACGAGAACGGCGTCTCGATCGCCTGGAAGATCTCCAAGAGCACCTTCCGCGCCATGATCGACAGCGCGCTCGGCCTCGATGCGCAGGACATGAGCGAGGCGGCCAAGCAGAAGCGCATCCTGCGCGGTCTCGCCGACCTCAACGGCATCACCTTCGTCGCCAAGATCAAGATCGAGGCGAGCGAGGACGCCCGCTACAGCGATCAAAACCGCCTCGACCGCGTGGTGTTGCCGACCGAGAAGGAATGGAAGCTCGTCATGGACGGCAGGGACGTGCCGGTGAGCCCGAGCCGCTCGCGCGGCGCCGGCAGCAAGGCCGCGGCCGCGCAGCCCGCCTGGACGCAGGGGGCAGCCCAAGGCGGCCAGTCGTCCACCGCGTCGCGGTCACCGCAGGCGCCCAGCGCGCCCGCCTGGTCGCAACCGTCATCCGGCGCCGGCGCGCCGGCGGCAAAGCAGCCGGGTCCGGCGTGGCTCAACGGCTGAACCATGACGGACGACGAATGGCAGGCGCACGTCGCGCATGAAGCGGCCAAGGCGATCGGCGAATGGCTCGAAGGAAGAGGACGGCTTCACCAGCCAATCCGCTCTTTGACCATGCCCGAGCTCGAGGCCATGGCGCAGAACGCCATCAGCCGCTTCATCGTGCTGGCGTCGCAGCGGATCGCGGAGGCACCCGACGAACCCGAGTCGCAGAAGCTCTCGACGCTGCTCATGGGCTGAGAGCCTGTGCGCTCTGCGGTCGAGAGGCGCGCGGATTCTACTACACGCACCAACTGCGCCCGGAGCGATACCCGACCTTCGCCTTCTGCTCGCTGCGCTGCCTCAACGCCGGCGCCGCCATCGCCAAGAGGAACCACGGCATGATCGACAAGACCGAGCTGGAGATACAGGCAATCAAGGCGGCACGGCGCAATCTTGCAGAGGTGCTGACCGAGCTCGGATTGATGGCGCCGTTCCATGACCGATCGGCCGAAGAGATCGATCGCATTATCGAGGCTTGTGTCGACGGCTTCCAGGCCGCGATGCACCGCGAAACGCTCAACGACGACATCCCATTTTGAGGCCGGCCATGGATGTCGTCGATCTCAACCACGGCTCCGGATTTGTGTACGGCATCGGCGCGCGCGAGGTGTCCGTTGCGCAGCGCGTCAACACACTGATCGATGCCGCTCTGTTGACGGCACGGCGCGAGCAGCCGGAACGCGATTACCTCGGTGCGTCGAGGCTGGGAGAGCCTTGCTGCCGCCGGCTCGCCTACGAAATCATCCACACGCCGCCAGATGATGGTCACGACCTCGACGGCGCCATGCCGCGGGTGTTCGAAGCCGGCCATCGGTTCGAGGCGTTGTCGATCGAATGGCTGCGCGCTGCTGGGTTTGATCTGAGAACGCAGCGCCGCGATGGCAGCCAGTTCGGCTTTGAGGCGGCCGGCGGGCGGCTGCGCGGCCACATTGATGGCGTGATCGTCGCCGGCCCTAATGTCGGCATCGCCTGGCCGGCGCTGTGGGAGCACAAGGCGCTCAACGCCAAGTCCTGGAATGACGTCGTCAAGCGCGGCCTTCGCGCCGCAAAGCCGCTCTATTTCGCGCAGGTCCAGATCTACATGGCCTACATGGAGATCGGCGTCACGCTATTCAGCACGCTGAACAAGGACAGCCAGGCGCTCCACCACGAGGTGGTCGCCCTCGATCCCGCTGAAGCGCAGGCGCTCTCCGACAAAGCCGTCGAGATTCTGCGCGCCGTCGAAGCCGGCGAACTGCCGCCCCGCATCGCTGCGGCCTCGGACTATTACCTCTGCCGCTCCTGTCCCTACGCGCGGCGCTGCTGGGAGGAGTGAACCATGAGCTTTTCGCCATCGCCGCTCCAGGCCAAAGCAATTGCGGCCATCAAGGACTGGTTTACGAACCGCACCACGGTACAGCAGGTGTTCCGGGTGTTCGGCTATGCCGGCACCGGCAAGACCACCATCACCCGGCACGCCATTGCCGAGCTTGGTCTCGAAACCGGCGCAAGCGACGGCGTGCTCTACGCGGCCTTCACCGGCAAGGCGGCACTGGTGATGACCCGCAAGGGCACGCCGGCCTCGACCATCCACTCCCTGATCTACCGGGTCTCCGAGGCGACGCCCGCCGAGATCGAGAAGGTCAAGGAGGAGATTGCCGATCTCAAGGCGAAGATCGCATCCATGGGTGCGGCCGAACGCCTGTTCGCGGAGTCGCAGCTTCGCTCGCTCGAACTGCGGCTGTCCGACATCCACAAGCCGCGCTTTGTCCTGAACGAGCAATCCATGTTGCGCGAAGCCAAGCTGCTCGTGCTCGACGAGGTGTCGATGGTGGGCGACGACATGGCGCGCGATCTCCTTGCCTTCGGCAAGCCGATCCTGGTGCTGGGCGATCCCGGCCAGCTGCCGCCGGTCAGGGGCGAAGGCGCGTTCACGCAATGTCAGCCCGACGTGATGCTCACTGAGATTCACCGCCAGGCCGGCGAGAGCGCCATCATTCGTTTGGCCACGCTGGCGCGCGAAAGCAAATCCATCCCCTACGGCGCGCACGACGAATTCGTCTGGAAGATGCGCCGGCTTGACGTGGCGCCCGAGCAGATGCTGCGCGGCGGCCAAGTCATCTGTGGCCGCAACGCCACGCGCCTGCAGCTCAACCTCGCCATGAAGCGCGCGTCCGGCTTCAATGGGGTTTATCCCACCGGCCAGGGCGAGAAAATCATCTGCCTCAAGAACCGCAACGACCTCGGCCTCGTCAACGGCATGTTCCTCGACCTGACCGAGGTCAAGGACGAGGACGAAATCTCCTTCACCGCGGTCGTCACCACCGAGGACGGACAGAAGATCGGCGGCACGAACGGCGCGCGCGAGCGCTTCCGCGTCTACAAAGGATATTTCGACGATCATGTGACGCCCGATCCAGAGCGCGAGCGCCGCGACCACTGGAAGAAAAAGACCATCATCGAAGCGGTCTGGGGCTGGGCCATCACCTGCCACAAGGCGCAGGGCTCGCAATGGGAGAACATCATCGTCTACGACGACGGCCTCGGCCGCACCGCCGAGGATCGCGCCCGCTGGCTCTACACCGCCATCACCCGCGCCGAGCGCGGTCTTGTGCTGCTCGATTGAGGCGCCGATGCTCGACCTCAACGACGCCGAACCTCCACGACCGGCCGAGCGGTTTGATCTCGATGCCATCGTCGCGCGGCTGCGCGAGACCGCCGAGCATTGGGTGCCACGGCATTTCCCGAACGGCCGGCGGGTCGGCGATGAATGGCGGCTTGCCAATATCCGAGGCGATGCGCCGCGCAAGAACGGCTCCTGCGTGATTGCGCTCACCGGCGAGCACGCCGGCGACTGGATCGATTTTGATGGCGGCGAGGGCGGCGGACCCATCAACACGCTGGAGCACGCCATCCATCGCACCGGTCGCGAGCTGATCAGCTACGCGGCCGAACTGACAACGATAGGCCCGCAGCCGAAGCGGGGCGCCACCAAGCCCTCGTCCAAGCAGGCCGACCAGGCCCGTGAGATCGACCATATCCTCTCGAAGGCGGTGCCGCTCGCAGGCACGTTGGGCGAACGCTATCTCACGTCGCGCCGGCTGCCAGTTCCGGATTGCACGGACCTATTGTTCCACCCGGACCTGACGCATTGGGAGAGCCGGCGTGGCTTCCCGGGCCTGGTCGCGGTGGTGCGGGACGGCAGCAGCAATCGCATCGCGCTTCACCGCACCTATCTCGCCGACGACGGCAGTGCCAAGGCGCCGGTCAATAACCCGCGCAAAATGTTGGCCTCGATTGCCGGCGGCGCCGTGCGTCTTGCCAACCTGACCGAGGACCATGTCATCGGTCTCGCCGAGGGCATCGAGACTGCGCTCTCGGTGATGGCGGCCTGCGCACGCCTGCCGGTCTGGGCCACGCTCTCGACCTCCAACCTGGAGCAGGTCGTTCTGCCTGCCGATGCGCGGAAGGTCGTGCTTCTGGCTGACCACGATCCTTCCAGCGCGGGCGCGCGCGCTGCCGCGACCGCCGCCGCCCGACTGCACGCCGAGGGCCGCCGCGTCTTCATCGCCATGCCGCCCAAGGAGGGCGATGACTTCAACGACCTGCTGATGCGCGAAGGCGTCGATGCCGTGCGC